TGGGTTCAAATTGGACCAAATATTAATGGAACAGTTGTCAATGAACAATCTGGTACATCAGTCTCAGTTTCAAATACTGGTACACGAGTTGCCGTGGGTACACCAACCGCAAATCGCTCGAGAGCCTACAATTATTCACAGGTATCCAACGTACCTGCTTGGGATAGATTACATCGTGATATGGGTGGAACTGGGAGTGGTGGTTCCATGTCTATGTCTGATGAAGGTTTAAGATTAGTTGTTGGGTCACCCACATTTAATGGTGTAGGTCAAACACAAGTTTTTGATCTTCCCACAAACGATGAAGAGTTGTACTTTTGCCAAAATCGTTTCAACTTCTCATCTAATGTCAGCTTTGATGATCAATTAACCTTTTTCAACCCCATTATGAAAGATGCGAGTTTTTACATTAATGGAACCAAGTTGCCGAATGTTACAAACACGAATCACAATTATTTCAAATATCTAATCCCCTATAGGTCGAGATTATCCAGACCTATTAGGAATATATACACATACAGTTTCTCGATGAATCCTATCAATGTGGAACCATCGGGAAACTTGGATTTCGGGCAGATTCAATCCGATAAAACAAATATTGAAGTGAATCTAGATACTACCAAGGTGGATACATCGTCAAACACGTATGCTCTCCACATGTATTATACCGGTTATCAAACATTTATATTTGAAGAGGGACGGGTACAACCTGTTGCTTATTAAACAAGGAACTCCTATGATCCTTGATGTAATCTATAATCTTATTCTTGATACACCATTTGATGAAATTTAGCTGTGCTAAAGTCGTATGAATTTCATGAGATGTACCTGGCACTGAATAAGGAAACTTTTGGGATCTACAAAAGGGATCAAAAAGTTTCTTTGAATAGCCATCTAAGCTAGACTTATAAGCGTAGTGTACAGTGAATATTTTTCCATCACCCGTTTTATAGGATGTGTGATTTTTCTTAGCGTAATTAGTGATAAACCATTCGAGATTTCTCAATGAAATGCCACTTGTTTTGTCTAGTATATTCAATAACTTGGATCGGTTGTCTTCTTCGCTGTAAAAGTTGTTTATTGATGTTAGTAGAATATCGGATTTACTCATTATTTAATAAGGAGTCTAAATCTATAAGCCTATTAGTTGAAAAAGATCGTTCACAAGCTGGACACCCTGCAACATTTCTAAGACCGGGACCATGGGTATGACCATTGAAAGTCTCATGAAATCTCTGTTTAATTTTTTCACCTTGTTTTTGATGTTTTCCACAATACCCATTATGAATACCCTTGAAAGTACACCTAGAACCATCTGGTTTTGTTCCCATACATGTACTTGTTACGGAAACACATGGAATATCTTTTAGAAGTAACTGTAACGAAATCTGGTATTTTTTAGATATCGTTTCCGCATACTCAGTCAATAAAAGATCCATGCGCAACTTCAATTCTTCCTCTAACAGATCTGCGATTTTTTCGTTGAGACTCATGACTTATCTATCTCTCGTTCGTATTTTTTAAATATGTCTTCAACACTTTCTTCTCGTTGAACACGAGCATTTTTTATACGATCTTTTAGATCCGTGATTTTACCTTCAAAATCTAGACCAAGTCTTTTACACTCCTCTACCAGATCCACTTTCTTCATGGTACTTAGGGCTGGTTCACGCTTCTTTGGTGGTGGTTTGCATTGAGTAATCATCTCACCAAAGATTTCCTGTTTTGTATTCTCGTACAGAGGGTCAAGTAGATCGCATACAGGATTGAGAAACTTATTGATGAAGTAGTATTTATAATCAACTGGTAGGTTTTCTTCTTCAACATATTTTGGATCTTCCGATTTTTCAAAAGCCTTAGCTTTAGGGTCACCCGTGTTGATAAGTAGGTATGGAACACGGTCACCAGATTGTGGCTCAGACCCTGGTTTACGTTGCCTCATCTTATTAACAACTTGAACATGTGCTTGATTGATATTACAACTCTCCGGACTTGTTATAGATACGGAATGTCCACCAACCTTATAACTATCCGACAAAGATTGACTCAAAACCAATTTTTCATTTGGAACGTCACCAGAAAGCAGTTCAACTGCGCGCTCCTTCGCAAGCTCTTTTGGTGGTCCCGTGTCACTTGAGGTCAGTACAACATCTAGGAGTTCCTTACACACTTCCCTAACGTGAGGTGTATTATCTCTACGAACAACTTGGAGTCCCTTGATATCAATGTAATCCATGTTCATATTACCATCCCTACCCTTCGTCCACAATTTAGCAGCGTAACGTTTCTTTGAGTACAGGAAATAAGGCCAATACACCTTTTCCAATTCAAGATTGTTAGGCTTCTTGAAAAGAGCTGAGCACTCTTCGGCAGCTCTCTCACCAATCTCCCAACTGTACTTGACAGCCTCTTCACCTTTGCGATCACCCACATCAAATTCAACCATGACTGAATCCGTGTCACCATACCTAACCTTTGAACCCGGGAAGTTCTTTTCAACATAGTTCTTAGTCTCTTCAATCATCGCGCGACCGCGGAAAGTTGTAGTAGACGCAATAGGTACACAAGGAAGAATACCCTTACCAGCACCAGTAAATCCATAGACCGAGTTCATACTGATTTTATAAGCCAACTGTTTACCATTGTAGACCTCCTTCATATATCCTGTCGCAGCTGCCATATCCTTCTTAGCCTTTTTACGGAACTGCTTAAGCTCTAGAAGGATAGCCGGTAGGAGGCTAGGAACATCTTGTGCAAACTTGTAAGTCTTTGCACCAATCTTGAACGTTTCATATTCAATACCAGGTATGTTGCCATAGTCCTTCTCATTCATGACATATGAGGAGTAACAGAGGTTGTGAGCCATCATGATACTCGGGTACAGAGCCTCAAAATCTAGGGCAGTAATCGGTGTGTAATACGCACCCTTTTGGGCTTCCAGAACCGTTGCTCCCTCATATTGTTCCTCGGGTAACTGTCCCCAGCGAATTGTTGGTACCATAAACCCCATTTCGCGAGCCTTCTTTGTAAGTTGGGAGAAGACCTTAATCTGCTGCCCCCGTTCTACTAGAAAGCAAAGTGGTACCCAAGTAGCTTTAGCCATCTCAAGGAGATTGAGTAGGATACACATCTTCTTCATGAGTTTGTGTGGTAACAATGTATCCTTGATACAATACTCTGCAACTTCTCGTAGCTTTACGGGGTCACCTTCTAGATACCGAGCAAACATTTCCTTTGGAGCCATGTCAATCTTTTGATCTCCAAGATAGAGCTTAGAAACTTCATTAAGTTTGTAACTATCAAGTTTGTAACCCTTCTTAACCTCGTGGAACAAATCAAAAATGAAGCGACCACTCATTGGAAGAAGTTTCAGTGTATTATCACCCAAAGCACTTGAACTCAGCTTCTTAATGGAAATCTCACATGTCTGTGATTTCAATTTACCCATCTTGAAAAATTCAGGGTTACAACCAGTAATAAACGCCCTTGTGTAAATGTAGTTAAGATCAAACCCAAAAATATTCCAGCCAGTAATGATGTCTACATCTTTCTCATGTATATACTTCTGAAATGCCTCAAGCATCTCCCTTTCAGTATCAAAACTAATGATAGTAGAACCATCTAAATTTGAATCAGTTTTCTTGTAGCAAAGACAGGTTTTATCGTAGGGTTCATCATTACCAAACTTACACAAAGAAATAGCAATTTGGAAACACGCGTCACCTCTTACATCCGGATCTGGAAATTTACCAGTAGAACTGTTACACTCAATGTCAACTGATGCCACAACAAATGGAGCAATGTCATCGCGTGCGACGGGCTTTAGGGTCTTCCAGTCATTACAGAAAAGATCAATATCTACCTTGGCCAAGTGTGTACGAACACAATTATCACCCGAGTTTAACCAACCAGTTGACTGAATACCTGTTCTATGCATCAAACGAAGTACGGGGTCAATGTTAGACTCAAAAACCTTGAATCTTTCAGTACCATAGGAGAATTGAATAGGATTCTTCAACATATAATCAACGCGGCGACGACTCGCTAGATTCTTAAAGTCTAATTTCATATAGGAAAATTCCTTGTTATTTTGAAAACCCCAAACATCCTTAGACCTCATAATGGAATACGAAACCAGACAGTTAGGGCTTTTTTTATCCAGAACTCTGTAGATTTCTTGGACTTTTTGTTGTGTCACATGTTCAGGAAGCTTAACGAAGAAGTAAGGTGTAAACGCAGTTGTCACACAAATAGATTTACCATTTTCAGTCTTACCAAAAATGCTCACTAAATGCTCTTCATCTGTGTCAACTGTTTCCCATGTGAGTGCCTGAAATTCAACACCCATTCCGATATGTATACATTGAGCTAAAATTTTAATATCGTTTACTAATAAATGTCAGCTGCTTTAATTGACCTCGTGTCGGTGGGTGCCCAGGACGTCTACATCACTGGTCAGCCCGAGGTGTCGTTTTTTAGACAAAATTACAAGAGGTATACCAACTTCGCGATCAAACCAGAAAGGCTCGATTATATCGGTACCTTCGGAAGTGGTAATGAGGTTACCATTCCCATCAAGACCAAGGGTGATCTCTTGAGTTATGTGTGGATTGAGGCTGAGAACATCGGTGGCGTTGGTGCCGCTGATACCGGTTTCTTCGACAAGGATGATTCCACCACCACCGAGTTCCAGCTTTGGATTGGTGGCCAAAAGGTTTCCCAGATTGATGCCCTCTACATCCAGGGTGTTCATAACCTTCTGTACAAGGATACTCAAGCCAAGGCTTCTTGCGCTCTCACCCTTGATGAGTGCCCCCAGAATGCCCTCGGTTCGTCTACTTCCGCGAACCACTACGTTCTCCCCTTCTTCTTCTCGGATGACTGGACTAAGTCTCTCCCACTAGTCGGATTACAATATCACGATGTGGAGATCAGGGTGAAGTGCCGTAATGGCACATTTGCTCCCAGCAATGTAAAGGTGTTCGGTACGTATGTGTACCTTGATACCCCCGAGCGCGATTTCTTCGCCAACAATGAGCATGAGATTCTCTTCACCCAAACTCAACACCAACTCATGAGTGCCGCGGATACCGAGGTTGATCTTACTTACTTCAACCACCCAGTCAAGGCTGTCCACGTGGTTTCTTCGGAGGCTGATACCAACAAGTGGTCTACTAACTGGACTTTCGATACCGCCACTCTCTACATTAACGGTACACCTCTCTTTGAGAATATGTCCGCTGCCTTCCACCACAACGTTGTCCCAGAGATGCACTGCTCCGTCCTCCCCCAAGATGCTCTCAGCACTGTATCCACCTTCACTTGGCCTTTCTGCATAACCATGAACAAGTCTCAGCCAACTGGCACACTAAACTTCAGTCGTATTGATACGGCTAAGTTATCCCTCGCGGGTACTGGCACCAGGAACGGTAACATGGTTCGTGCGTACGCCGTAAATTACAACATTTTACGTGTAAAGCAGGGTATGGGTGGAGTCGCTTTCGGAAATTAAAATACCTAAGTTAAAGTTTCACTAGTCATTTTTTATGTAAAATGGTAAAATCTTCCTCACGACCCCGTAAGGCTTCCAAGTTCACAATAGATCTTGGACCTGAAATTGATAAGGTTGTCAAGAAGAAACTCCACACGCGCGACGTTAAGATTAAGAAGCAGAAGGTCATTATTTTGGGTCTCAAAAAGGAACGTGATGAACTCAGGACTCGTAGCAGTGAGGTGAATGATTTGAAGATGAAGAAACAAAAATTGTATGTCTCCAATCTTCAAGTCATGGTAGATGATCTCACCAAAAAGTTGAAGGAGGCGGAA